GAGGAGAAGAAATATAAAAAGTCTTTTTACAAAGCAAAAGAGAAGAAAGCAGACGAACTAATGGCATCTGGAACTGATAAAGATGATGCATATGGAATTGCCGATACGATTGTATCCAAACAAGGCAAGAAAAAGAAAAAAAAAGGAAATAAAAAATGAGTTTATTAAGAAAAGTATGGGACTGCGCCCTCAACACCGCAGCAAATGCATGGAGGGTTGCACTCGATGGAGGCTGGGCTCTCTGGCACGAAGTCACCGAAGGCGCCAGCCGTCTTAGTTGGTGGGTGCTGATGGTCCTTGTGTGGCTCGATGGTGTGCTTGTAGCCCACTGGCTGCTGTAGAGGATATCATGGCAGAGCACAAAGGATTTTTAGATACGTGGTTGCTGAAGTTAACATCGCGTAAGCTGTTGGTGTGGATAACTGCATCATCGCTAGCATTCGCCGGCTATCTTACCAGTGGCGATTGGGTTATTATTAGCACTGTGTTTATTGGAACGCAAGGCGCCGTCGATATCGTTGAGAGATTGAAAGGACTTAAATGACACCTCGACAGATGATCCTTCAGTTTTTGCTGAAGAATTGGAAGGGCATTTTGATTGTCCTTCTTTCGCTTGTAGTTATGGGTAAGATGCGTTATGACTATAAACAAATGCAAGCCGCATACGAAGCTTCAGAGCAATCACTGCAAGCACAGCTTGTGGGACTACAAGAGATCCACAAGAAGCAAATGTCCGATATGGAAGACTCGCTCCAGGTCTATAAAGACACTTTAGATCAAGTAGAGCGAGACTATCAAGAAAGCCAAGAAGAACTGTTAGAAGTGATCGAGAACCGAAGAGAAGAATACGGAAGACAATTCTCCCAAGACCCTGAAGAACTAGTTGAGACAATAATGTTAATGTACGGATTTGATTATGTTCCTTAGTCTATTATTAATGTTGGGCGCCCATCCGGCCGCCGCCGACACAGGTCAGTTTACTTTTCTTGGCGAGCAGCAATGCGCACCTTTTGAGGGCGTCCTCTTTGATGTGCCGGCATTGTCTGAAATCCTGGCACGCAACTCAACTGCCAACCTCGCATGCCAAGCACGAATCGAATATGAGCTTTCAGTTGAAGCTGCCAGCTATGAGCTAGAGCTTCGCAATTGGGAGATTCAATATAATGCACTGCATGAAGAAAGCAGCCTTCTTATTTTCCAGAAGGATGAAGAGATTGACCACTTGCAAAGAGCCCTCCTAAAGCAGTCCCCGAGCAATCGATGGCTATGGGCAGCAGGAGGCGTGGCAGTCGGAGTAGCCGCAACATATGGGGCCTATAGACTGTTCAATGAGTGATAAAGACCCGAATAAAATCGCAGCAATCGAGAAAGCGATCGCCAAGAAATATGGCGCCGAAGCAGTCCAGAATCCCCGCGCAAATTGGGACGAGGATAAAGAAAAAGAATATCTCGAACAGATGCGAGAGTTATATAAGAAAACCAATGAAAACGACAAGTGGCAAGAGAAAGTAGATGTTAATGGTATAAAGGTTGCAAAGAAACTATTTAATAGAGATTCTTTACGGCATTGTCCTGTTTGTTCTTCTCTCGCTAGAAAAGCGACAGACGATGTTTGTCTTCTCAAATTTGATTGTTGCTATACTTGCTATGATCGATACGTAGAAGGCCGAGAAGAAAGATGGAAAAAAGGTTGGAGACCAAAAAATGAAAATAACCAAAAATGATCTAAAAAATATAATTCTTGAAGAATTAAACGAATCAGGAACACCACCCGATATTGTCAGACTTCAAAAATTATTCGCGCGCGGAAAAATTGACGACTTTATTGCCACGGCTATTAATACGCCACAGGAATTTATGGCATTAATTAATTTAATGGTCCAGACGCCGACACAACTCAAGGACCAGATGAAGTTGCAAGTTCTCAGAAAGGCTATAGGAGGCGTCGGGCAAGAAGCAGAAGCATCACCAGAACAAGCACAAGCAACGCCCCCCCCCGGTAACCGGTACGAAGAGCGTCTTTTGCGCCAGAAAAAAACAAGGAAATAAAACAATGGCTACAGTTTATGAAATCATACAAGGCTTATCACAAGCAGCCGCCAACGTATATGACGGCGCATTAAATGAAGAGGGAGAACCATTGCTCGCAGGTCTCCAACGCGAAGAGGGCAATCCGATTCTTGACAAGCGAGTGACAGATGGCTTTAATGTAGTGTTTTCCGGAAACGTGATGCGTCTTTCCTATCATTCAGAAGTTCAATTGAAAGAGGTTTATGCTAATGGTTTCGAAAGCGACATTGAGCAACGTCTTGCAGATGTTGCATCGTTTCTTAAGAAAGAATACAAGAAAGTTACAGGCAACTCTGTATCTTTGACAAAAGAAGGTGAATCCGATATGAGAGTCGAGAGCACATCTCGCGTTCGCTCTTGGGTTTGCGCTAAGCAGGACTACCGCATCGGCGGCCTTGACGAGTCTATGGCAGTTCAGGCGGAGTCAGAGCCTTCAGTTGAGAAAAGCTGGGAAAGCTTTCTTAATCAAGGTGGCTGGAACGGCAAAGGCGGCTCACGCCCCGATAACGATAGCCGCAAGAAAGGCTCGGAGACTGAATAATGAAAATTTCTATTGAACGGCTCAAAGAGATTATCATGGAAGAGCTTGAAGGAGCTTTGCCCGGACAAGGTGATGATGAAATGGCGCAAGCCCAAAAGCTTGCGCAAGCTTTTGCCCAGAGTCCGACAATCATGGCAGCAGTGGAACAAGCAGCCCAGGATCCCAAAGTTCAAGCTGCGGCATCTGGTATTGCAGAGACAGCACTCCCGTCCGACGATCAACTTCAAACAGCCGCAATGGGTGGCGGAGCACTGGCGGCTATAGGTACCATAGCCATGGCCGCTAGCGGTATTCCCGCCGTTGCTGCCCTAGGGCTTACCGCTGGGCCGGCGCTTATGGCTGTAGCGATACTAATTTCTCATATAGTAAAGAAATAAAAAATGAAAGTATCCAAATCCCAACTTAAGCAGATTATCAAGGAAGAGATAGAAGGTTCTTCGGAGATAATCGAATTATTAAAAGACATTTCATACAAACTAGATCAGGGCCCCGAACTAAAAGAAATCATAGCTGCAATCGACCGCGTAGATGGCTCATTAGATTATGTGGCGTCTGCATTAACTGGTATGGCTCCGGGTACTATCGGCTCCATGCAAAAAGCGCTGGGTAGATATTATTCTCCTCCGACGCGAAGGTCTATAGATCCGACCGACGTAAATATCAAAGATGATGGATGAGCTTTCAACTAGACAAAAAGCAGCAAGTCAAAGAGATTCTCAAGTGTGGCAAGGATCCGTCTTATTTTCTTAAAACATATGCTCGAATTTCTCACCCCATGCATGGGCTTATTTTATTCGATACCTACAACTTTCAAGATGACCTTCTTCGAAGTTTTAATGATTATCGCTTTAATGTCATCTTAAAAGCACGTCAGCTAGGTATCTCAACGATCACCGCAGGGTATATTGTATGGATGATGTTGTTTCACCGCGACAAAGCCATCCTTGTGATGGCAACAAAATTTGCGACAGCAGGAAACCTCGTAAAGAAAGTCAAAGGAATCATGAGGCAACTCCCAAATTGGCTTAAGATTGCTACAATTGAAGTAGATAACCGCAATTCTTTTGAGCTTTCCAACGGTTCTTCGATTAAAGCAGCATCTACTTCTGGTGATGCTGGTCGTTCGGAAGCTTTGTCGCTTCTCGTTCTCGACGAGGCCGCCCACATTGAAAATTTAGAAGATTTATGGACAGGTTTGTATCCCACGCTATCGACGGGCGGCCGTTGTATTGCCTTATCAACACCCAATGGTGTTGGGAATTGGTTCCATAAAACCTGTATTGATGCTGAAGATGCCGCAAATAATTTTCATTTAACAAATCTTCCGTGGAACGTGCACCCGGAAAGAGATGAAGAATGGTATAAGAAAGAGACCAAGAATATGTCTAAGCGACAGATTGCACAAGAGCTGGAGTGTAATTTCAACACCTCTGGCGAAACAGTTATAGATCCAGATTGTATGGAGTGGATGCTATCGATGGTTAAGAAACCCAAGCACCGCACAGGCTTTGATCGTAATTTTTGGATTTGGGAAGAGTTTGATCCTACTTGCAATTATTTAATGACAGTCGATGTGTCGAGAGGCGACAGCGCCGATTACTCCACATTTCAGATTCTAAAGCTAGAAACATTAGAAATCGTTGGAGAATACCAAGGAAAGCTCACACCAGATTTATACGCCAATATGCTTAATCAAGTTGGCCGAGAGTTTGGAAACGCGATGATGGTAGTAGAAAATAATAATATTGGCTATACAGTGCTTGACAAACTCGTAGAATACGGTTATCCTAATATATATTATTCTATTAAATCAACACACGAATACATCGAGCAGCATCAAGCAGAAATTCGCAACTCCGCAGTCGCTGGTTTTACAACTACGATGAAGACACGCCCTCTCATAGTTGCAAAATTAGAAGAGTTTGTAAGAAACAAACTAATTAAAGTGTATTCTTCACGGCTAGCAAACGAAATGAAAACTTTTATTTGGAAAAATGGCAAACCCCAGGCAATGAAAGGCTATAATGATGATTTAATTATGGCTCTCGCAATTGCTTGTTGGGTGCGTGATACGGCACTCCAATCAAGCGCAAGAGATTTAAACTATCAGAAAGCTTTTGTTGATGCAATCATTACAACCAAGACAACCATGAATACAAAAATTAGTGGCCAACAAGGATACAAGAAAGATGGCGTCTTTGAGCAAATGAGTGAAGCGGAACAACTTTATGAACAATATAAATGGATTATTAAGTGAGATTATAAATGGCATTACCCGACAACAACCCAGCAAATAGTCAATCAGGATTATTTAAAGCATTAACGCGACTTTTTTCAGGACCGATAGTTAGCTATCGTTCTCAATCTGGTCGCAGAATTAGACGACAACACCTTGACAAATTTGGTTCAAGATTTAAGTCAGCATCCGGCCAACAATTTAAGAAGACATTATATAGCCCATTAGATAGAATTGCCTCAAACGCAATCGGAAACCAGCGGCGCTCAGAACGTTATGTAGATTTCGATCAGATGGAGTATATGCCAGAGATTGCCTCCACAATGGATATCTACGCAGACGAGATGACGACCTATTCAGAGTTACGGCCCATGTTAAACATCAAATGCCCCAATGAAGAAATTGAAGCAGTGTTGGGGATCTTGTTTGATAGTATTCTTAACATCAAATATAATCTTTTTGGCTGGGCGCGCACAATGTGTAAGTATGGCGACTTCTTTTTGTATCTCGACATTGATGAAAAATATGGTGTTCAATCTGTAATCGCACTACCAACACAAGAAGTCGAAAGATTAGAAAGCCAAGATTCTACAAACCCTAATTACATTCAATACCAATGGAACTCTGCTGGTATGACTTTTGAAAATTGGCAGATCGCACATTTTCGTGTGCTAGGAAATGACAAGTATACCCCATACGGAACTTCTATTTTAGAACCATCACGCCGTATCTGGCGGCAATTAGTACTCATGGAAGATGCTATGATGGCATACCGCGTTATCCGTTCATCTGAGCGACGTATGTTTAAGATTGATGTTGGAGGTATTCCTCCGCAAGATGTTGAACAATATATGCAGAAGGTTGTGACAAACCTTAAGCGACACTCTGTAGTGGACCCAACGACAGGTAAGATCGATCTTCGCTATAATCCAATGAGCATCGAAGAAGACTACTTTATTCCCGTGCGCCCCGGTTCTGCCACAGACATTCAGAACCTTGCTGGCGGAAGCAACACCACCGATATTGATGATATCAAATATTTACGCGACAAGCTTTTCTCTGCGCTCAAGATCCCCCAGTCTTATCTCACGATGGGCGAGGGCGCCGAAGAAGATAAGTCACCCCTCGCAAAAAAAGACATTCGGTTTGCAAGAACCATTCAGAGACTACAAAAAGTTATTA